CAACGATTGGTGTTACTGCTTGTAAGAATGCTTTACCTACTGGAACTAATTGCGTCTTAAGGTTTTCCATTGCCTTCTTAAACTTTGCACCAGTTGAGTCTTCAACCTTTTTTAATTCTCTTTCAGACAAAATTGCTAACTCTTCAATTGATGCTCCAGCAAGGTCAAGTGCTCTAGATGCCTGAGAACCATCCTTTACAATATTCTGAAATAATGCGGAGATACGAGCAAACTGGAACTTACCAAATAGTTGCTCAATTGCTCTTGCACGGTTAAGAGGGTCAAGAGTGTCTAGTGCTCTTGCAACACCAACAACAGTTCCCTTTAAATTTCCAGCATTTGAATCTACGATTCCTTTAATATTTATTCCAAGTTCTGCAAGGAACTGGCTGGTTTTCTTTGCTGGGTTAATCATGGAAGCAAGACCAGACTTAAGTGCGTTAGCACCTTCTGATGCGTTGATTCCACCTTCTTTCATTGCAGTCATGAAAAATGCTAGGTCTTCTACAGAACCACCAAGTTGCTTTACAACTGGCCCAGCCTTTGGAATTGCAATTGTTAAATCTTCAATAGAAAGAACAGTTTGGTTTTCTACTGCGTTAAGAAAGTTAATTTTTTGTGCAAGTTGTTCTGCAGAAATACCAAAAGCATTCTGTAAAGATATAGTAGTTTCAAGTGCTTGCTGTTGCTCTACCTGTCCAAGTACTGAAAGTTTAGTTGCATTAATTACCTGAGCCTGTAAGTCATCTCCCTGCAAACCCATTGCAGCAGCAGTTGCTGCCATTTCCATAGTATCTTTTACTGCGATACCATACTTTGTAAACTCTTTTCCAAGTCTCTGAATATCTGCAACTGCTTTATTTGTTGCGTCTCCAGATGTTGTCATATCTCCATAAACTCTAGTAAACTTAAGAACAGCCTCTTCCATTTCCATAAATGTTTTTGCTGCTGTAGATCCAAGAATAGAAAGCGGTATTGTCAAACCAACCATTAACTGGCGACCAGCCCACTGAGTGTTCTTACCAAAGTTTAAAAGTTGTGTAGAGCCCTGCTTTAGTAATTGATTAAGGAACTGCTGTCTTTGTGCAGCCATTTGCATTCGAGTTGCATAGTCTGTATACTTACCACCAGCCATTTGCAAGTGTTTTGGAATAACCTGCAAAACCTTGATCATATCTCCATTTGCAGCCTGCATTTGGATGTACTGAGATTGTAGAAGTTTTACTCTGTCTTTACGAGCACGGTTAATGATCTCACGCTCTTGGGCAAACATACCCTTAAATGTTTTTGTGTTAGCAGTTGCAGCAGCAACAGTGTATCTAAAATACTCTCGCATTGAGAGTTGATTTTTTTCAAGTGCCTGCGTAAAAGAAGATGTGCTTGTTGCTACATCTTTTTGTGTTGCTACAAACTTACCAGTTGCATTAATAGCCTGCATCAATTGGGAGTTGAGTCCCTTTTGTGCATTCATTGCAGCAACATTTCCCTGAGTTAGGGATTGGTTAAATCGGCTTAATCCAGCCTGTAGTTGACGTAATTGTGCTAATGCGTTAGAGGTATCAAAATTAATACCTATATTTGCATTTACATCAGCCAATCACAACACCTCTTTACTTGATTGAGTTTAAAAGACCTGTTGCATCAGAAAGGTTCATACCTGAAGCAGCATCGATGATCTTGTAGACTGTAGGAAGATCTAGATTTTCCTCAATCGCCTCTCTGTTGTCTGCTAATGCAGGCAAGTATTGTTTAAATGCAATTTGGACACAGTCAAGCAAAACATCCATTGACTTGTCATTGTCTTCTGCTACATCTTGAAGACCTGAAAACTTCTTCATAAATGGCTTAAGCAAAGAGATCTTAAGTGGTCTTGCTTCAAACTTTGTACCGTCGATAAGAGAAAGTTCGTTCTTATCTTTAACATCTGTACTCATATTATCCTCCATTGTAGTTGTTTAATTATACCATAAACAGGCTTGTTTTTTACTCTATTTTTTCATAGGATAGGCCCATCCCAATTCCAAATCCAGCCTTTTGTGCATTAATTCCTTGAAGTGCCATAATATCTTTTGCATTGGCTGCTTGTCCACCACTAAATACTCTGGCTTTCATTTCTTCCCAAGCATTACTTTTACTATTATTTTTGTCTAGATCAACTCCCTGCATTGCTGCAAGAAACTTCTTTTCATCGTAGTTTAGTTCTCTACCTATAGATAGCGTTATCATTAACTCTGGCATAGATAAGGATCTTTCTAGTTCGTCATAGTCTTTCCATATGCCCAGCAAAAATACCTCAGATTCTAGTTTTGCTAAATCTAGTTCATCCCAAGAAGATCCACTATCTACCGCTTGCTTTTTAATTGGCTCTTCTGATTGTTCATTAATCTTAATCCCAGCAGTTATATCCAGAATGTCATATATGTTTTGCAAGTCAACATACTCTTCTAGCATTTCTTGAGTCTCAGTGATTTCTGGTCTAAACTGTTTCATGCATATTCTTGCACACTTTGACAATGCAATTATTGCTTCAAGGTCTCCTTTAGAGTTTCTCACTTCATCAAAAATATCCATTAACTGTCTAAGATATTTTATTTTTAATGGGGCCAACTCTATCTCTACACCATCTTGTAGAACAATATTTTTTGTATTATAAACAGTTGTTGCCATAATACAAGTATACCAAACAGAAAGGCCCAACCCCGAAGGATTGAGCCTCTCATATTAAGTTGTATTATGCTGGTGTGTAAGTACGATCTACGATCTTTCCATATGATGCATTATCATTTGGAAGAAGGCGGAATGATACTTCGAACATTGTTGCTTCGTCACGCTTTGCTGATACTGATACGCTTTCGATTGAAAGTGCACGGTAGGCAACGTAAACACGCTCTACATTTATTGCTGCGTTTCCAGTTCCTGGACCCACTGCTACCAAACCACGCTCAACTGGGACATCTCCGATGTCGCCTGCTGAAAGGTTAAGTGTTGGGTTGTTTGAAACTGTTGATAGATCTCCTTCTTGTCCTGCTAGTGCGAACAATAGGTTTTCTAGTGTTGATTCTGCGAATGTTGTATTTAGGTTTACCTGCATACCTTGCTTAAATAACTTAGCAACGTCAAGTACCTGGTCTACTGCTACTTCGCCGAAATCTGGCTGGAATTGAATTTCCAAACCATTCATTGTGTAACCAACATTACGGAAGTCTGCTTCATCTGCAAGGGTATCCTTGTATGAGTCGCCTGCTACGTATGCTGGCATGTCTGCGTCTGCAAGTGCGCCATCTTCATATGTGAAGAGTGCTGCTGCTCCAACGATAATATCGTTTGAACTACCACGTGTATATGCCATATTTTTTCACCTCTTTTTTTTCTTTTGGATTAAAAGGGCTTGTTTCCTCACCTTAATTATAGCATCCCTTTTTAAGGAAGAATTCCCTCTTCTACAACTACCTCTTTATTATATCTTGGTCTTCCTGCTGTGGAAGCGTTTGTCTCAGCGTACCTATTTGATGATTGATGGTAGTCATAGTCAATAATTATTTTGTTACCCGCATAGGTTCGGGCTGTTCCAAAATCGACTATATCTCGTGCCTCTTCTAGTTGGTATATCTTAAAGTTGTGGAAATAGAACTGACAGGTCATACCGTCAAAGGTTTTACCCTTTGCCCAAGCATTAATATCTTCTGCGCTTTCGTCTCCACGATCCATTAGCCTCAAGACTGCTTCTTGAATCCTTATCATATTTTCAGTCGTATTACTTGCTGTGTAATAAAAATAATACAAAACCTGTTCGCATTTTATATGAGGGAAAGCGCCTCTACGCATTCTAAACATTCTGTCCCAAACAGCCATAGTTCCACCAGATGGGAACTGACTTTGAAGTGCCTCCAGAGTTGATGGTCCAGTTGGAAAGAAAGGTACGTCTTCCAGTGTTGTTAATTCTGTAATTTTTTCTTGAAGGTATTTATTAATCCACAAGACTGGTGTATTAAGTGTTGATGTTGGTTCTTCCATTATGATGCCACCGTTGCGTTAGCGACCCATCGATACCCTGTAGATAAACCAACAGACTTGCCACCACGCTTTCCTCTCCCTAGATTTTTCTTATATGATATTGGGTTCTCAAAATATTGTCTTAAGTTGCTATTCTGTAAAAATGCCTGAGTAAAATATCTTCCAAAAAACATGTCAAATGCTTTTTCAAATTCTTTCTGTGTGCTTCCACCTGGGTTATCAACCACAACTTTCTTTCTAGTGTAAACAATTTCTCCATCCACTTCAAACCTCAAAACCTCAGAGTTGCGTGGCTTTATAACTACAGTTGTTCCATCTTCCATTATTGATGCCTTATTACGAAATGCTTGTTTTGATCCCTGCTTAACAGTACTTGACTGTCTAAATGATGAGATAAATGAAAGACCAACATTACTAACAGTATAGTTTATATCAAACAGTCTTGCCTCTGGGCTACCAGTTTTGTACCACTCGTATACGTGGTGTAATGTTTCTGGAGATACTCTTGCGCTAGAGTCTATAAACTGAGAAGCAATCTCGGAAACCTCAACACCAAGTGATTTTAAAAACTCAGTCTTGCCTTTTTGAATTCCTTCAGTAAAGCCAATAGAGTAATCAATTATATTTTTCATTTCTTTTTTAAATGCTTTGTTATCAAATCTAACGGCTATCATACATCTACCGCCTGATTCTCTGATCTTCTAATAATTAGTTTGTAATACTCAACAGAACCAAAGGGCCCCATAAATGGATCTTGCGTTGCAATTTCAAATATAGTTGACTTGCCTGCACGTGGGCCAGAAGTCTCTGTGTATATATCGTTACAGTTCTTATCTCTAATATTTGTAATAATTACATTTGTAATTGAGTTTCTGGCTTCAAGGCTTGACATCCTTATGTCAGTCTTTACTCTGCCGATTAAAAGTTTTTCTTCTGTAATGTTTACATTAGGGGTTAGTTCTTCTTTAAATGCCCCGCCTGCTGATGAAAAAGAGCATGCAATTGTTCTATCTAATATCCATGTCTTTTGTACGTTTCCATAAACGCCTTGCTCAACTACAGGATGATAAACATCTGCAAGCATCGGGAACGTGAAGTCTGGTTCTTCGCATATCATTAAATTATCCCTGGCTTGACAATGGTCTTAACATATTTGTCAAGTATCTTATCTACTAAGAAGTTACCAGTACCGCCAAGCATTGCCTTATCAAACTGAATTCTAAATTGATCTGTATTGTATGCTGTTATGTATCTCTTGTAGTAGTCTAACTTACCGCACTTAAGATCTTCTATTAATAGTTTTGTTGCATATTCTACATCTTCTGGAACATTAAGGTATCCGTGATCTACAACAAATGTGTAGTCATATCCTGATGGGAAAGAGATTCCTTCGTATCCATAGTAACCAAGATCTCCACTTGCTACTGGTAGGTTTTGCGCTGTTGATTCATACCTATTTAACTCAAGTACATCTGCACGAACTCTTTGTATTGCAGTTTTGTCTGGTGTTATTGCATACTGATACTCACTTAAATCTGGGTTTGATCTATCGTAAACTAAAACATTGTTCTCATAAACCTTGAAGACTCTATAAGCCTTTTCCCATAAAGCAAAGTAGTCTGAACCATTTCCAGTTCCAACTATCGTTATTTTTTTGTTATAAAATCCTTCTGGGCAGAAGGTGTCTATCATTGATCTTGCTACTAATTCTAAAATCTTATATTCTGCAATCTCTGATGCAGTTGTTCCTAGTGTGTTTGGGTCTACATATGGTCGGATTAGTTCGTAGTACTCTTCGTGAATTAAAACTTCTGATCCGCCAACAATTTTAAAAAATTCTACTCTGTAATTATTATCGTATCTTCCAGGAAGAGAAATCTCTAGATCATCTCCTGTGTCTGAGCCCAAAAATTCTAAATCTTGCACTGAAAGATCCGCCATATCCGTAACTCTTGCATAAATGTTTACATTGTTGTATCCTGCTGGGACAACAAAGTTTACTACAATTGTTTCGTATGGCGGAACCCTCAATATCTCCATGAATTACTTACCGAATTCCTTGGCAACTTCTTCTGGTGTTGCTGTGCGAATGTGTGAACGAGTAAGCCACTTTTCAGCAGCATCCTTGTCGACAATATTATAGCCACGATAGACCTTTCCTACCTCTGACCATGTAACATTCTTTGTTGAGTAAATTGCTACTTTTTCTTTAACTTCTGTAGCCTTTTCCTTCTTCTTTCTTGGGGAAGCAACTGCTGCTGTAGTAGCACCAATTACACCCTCTGCAACATATCCAAGTGCCTGAACTTCTTCAGGTGCTTGATATGCAGGAGCCTCAACTACTGCTTGAGTTTCTTCTACAACTGGAGTTTCTTCTACATGCTCAACCACTGGGGCTTCTACAACAGGTTCTTCTACAACTGGTGCTTCAAAAACTGGTGCTTCGTATGTTGTTTCTTCTACAATTGGATTTTCATTAATGTTTTCCATAATTCCTCCTTGTTAGTATTATATCATTATAAGTAATAAGGGGAGCAGGAGAACTAACTCCTACTCCCCCTAAAATGTACTGTTTACAGATTATGCATCTGCTGCAGCGTCTGCGTATGAGATTGCATCCTGCTCTTCCCATTGAATACCGAAGCGAACGAAGACTGTGTATTCTACAGTGTCCTTCTTTGGCTTGTATTCACGGTTAACAGTGATATCTCGCTGGAATCCCCATACACGGTTCTGTGGGAATGTCAAGTCGACATATCCTGCAGGGTAGTATGGAACTTCCTGAACATCAATTCCGAGAACACGTGTTGTACGTGCTCCACCGAATGTCTGTCCAGCGCCATCAAGGTATGCTTGACGGTTTGCAGCAGTACCTGCTGGACGATTAGCAAATGCTTCTGCTACTGCGTCTGCGAGTGTACCGTTGTTCTTGATGATTCCCTGGAATGCATCTGTACCAGCATAGAACTTCAAGTTAGACTTGATAGCACGATACTTGCGTGGCATTGCAAGAATGATCTTCTGCATTGCGTCTGTTGACCAAGTGTCATTCTCAACTGTTACTACAGCCTCATGAGCATCTCCGTCTGTCTTAACGCGGTTTACGAAACCTTCCATGATTGAAAGGAATGCGTCTGATCCTGCACCTGTTCCGTTGATTGCAAGGTCTTCGATATCATTACCGAAAGCGTTTGTCATCAAGCGGACAATGTGATCTTCTAGTGCTGCACCTTCGATGTTATCTTCTAGTGCTTCTGCAGATACTTCCCAGTCAAGACGAATCTTCTTTGTAGTCAATTCAACCTTTGAGAATGTTGCACCTGCGTTTGTGTAATCGCCAACTGCTTGCGCTGCTGCACGAATAACACGCTCTCCGACGTTTACCTTTTCGAGTTCCATTGTATTGGCTCTCATAGTAACGCGACGGCCATCTTGGGCGAGAATGGTAGCATCCCACACGTAGTCAATAAAACGACGTGCTTGCTCTGGGCGTAGGATACCTGATCCAGCCTCACCTGAAGGGTTAACTGCATTTGGTCCAGATGTAACTCCTGATAGTGCTGTTGGGATATTTCCTAACACGCCACCATCGGTGTAATTACCTGGTACATTTGAACCTGCTTCAGATCCAGATGCGAATGCACCTTGTCCCTGATACAGACCTGGTGCTGTTCCACCAAGTTGACCTGATGTTCCAGGCTGGTTCTTTTCTATATTTTGTTCCGACATATTGTCACCTCCTGTGATTTTTACTTATTGTTTTTTTAATTAAATAAGTCGGCTGTTTTGAGGAAACTACCGCCCCATAGGGATTTTTCAACCGTTTCAGGCTGATTCTGTACTATCTCGCCGAGATCGCCAGACTTTCGGAAAGCAGTGTCTTGCTCTACAAGTTCCACACGCTTACCAAATTCATTAAATACACTTGTTGCTGATGCAATATCTTTTGCAACTGCTTCAAATGATGTTTGTGCCACTTCAATATCAACCTTGGTAGACTTCAAAAATTCTACCTCTGTTTGTAATGATTTGACAACTTCTACTAGATCGCTAAAGGCTTTTTCAAGACCGTCATTTGTTTCTGTAACTGCTTCTGCAACTGGTGCTTCTGCAACTACTTCATCTGACTTAGGAGCCATTGGCTTCTTAGCCTCTGCCTCTTCATCTGCTGGAGTTTCCGCAGCATCTTCTTCAGCATCTTCTTCGACAGAAGATGGTGCTTTCGCAGCCTTCTCTGTTGAAACTTCTTCTGCTGGAGTCTCTACTACATCTGCTTTCGCATCTGCCTCTGGAGCGACCTCTGTTGCTTCAACTGCAATATCAGATTTCTCAACGATTTCTTCAACTGTGTTTTTTGTTGATTTTGCCATAAGGTTTTCCTCCTTGTTAATCTTAGAAGTATTAATGCCTTTAGCACTATCAACTAAGAATTTTATCATTGTTACTTTTTCGTTATCTGTCTTTTCAACGAAACCTATGTTTTCCATTTGCTCACCAGTTATTGGGCTTAACTCTGATTCATTTTCAGATGCAAGGACTATTCCATTTTCCTTATCATAAAATACATTTTCTAAAACTGTTTCATCAGCCTTAATTACATCTACGCCATCTACCTTTTCAACAGATACGATGTTTGCAAATTGATTTGCTGGGGAATCTACAAGACTCAACTCAACTAAATCATACTGCTTAATAACACGGATTGACTTGTCTAACTTCTCGTCATAAGCATCGTCCCACTTGTTCATTCTTCCGCCAATAGAAAAACCAGCAAGTGTTCCGTCTAGAACTTTTTCCCAAGTATCTTGTGCACCTTTTGAAACATATGCAGATACGAATACTCCGTTATAAAACTTCTTTGATTCTGGATCGAAATACTTTTCTGCTTTAAAGTCTACCATCTTGCCTACTGCTAATGGCTGGTGCATTTCTCTAATGTTCCCACGGAATTTTGCAAATGCATCCATTGATGCTTCTGCTGTTACAATGTCATCTTGCTTGTCAATATTGTCAAGTGATGCAAACCCAGAAACGATTCGACGCTCCTTGTCCACCTTAGTAAGTGGCATAGATAAGCGGAGGCTGTCTCCATCTGTATTCCAATTGGCTTTAGAGATAATCATGGTTATTATATTATATACCCTTTTTTGCTAAAGTATCACTATTTGGACATTTCGGGCACATCATCAACTTTACGACCTTCGCCTTTTGGATTTCTTCCACTTACTGTGGCTGGTCCGTCAGACTGGTTGTTTGTTCTTTCAGTGTCCCTTGCTCTGTCCGCATTATCATTTGCTGCTTGCTCTGGCTTTGGATCGAAAGGCTCGTTACCGCCCTCAATCTGTGGAAGACCAAGAAGTTCTCGACCTTCATTTGGAAGCATAACCTGTGTCTTAACAAGTCTTTCGATAATCTGTGATTGAGCAATTTCATCTGTAAGGGTAAGTTCGTTGAACTTAAACTCCAGGATATCTGTTTTTTCTTTTACAATTTTATTAATCATCTTCTCAAGGTTTCTCTGTGCTGGTCTTGCAACCTGCTCTTTAAAGGTGCGGTCCTGTGAGAGCGCAGCAGCAA